AAAATACAACACCTGGTCGTTATTTATTTTAAATACACCCGAAATTCAATGCCCATTGCAGAGCGAAAATGCAATTCGTCATATTCCTGGCTTAACTTATTGCAATCTTTAATGCTAAAATACGGGCCATTAATAATCTTAAAGTCTAGCCCATTAACCCAATCGTCCCAATTGGCTTTGCGACCATAAGCACCGCAGCAATCCAGAATGTCATAATTTAAAAAATCCATGATTAGTGCTCCTGATTATCACGCTGCATGATTTCAATCAATAGATCAATTTCACGCTCAAAGTCCTGTTCTGTCCATTCCCTAGTATCAATCCAACGCGGCCTAACACCCATTGCATCTTTATAAGCATCCCAATGGGTAATTGCCAATTGCTCTAAACGGGTTAATTCAGCCCATGGTTTCATTATAGTGCCCCAGTAAAAGTAAGATAAGCAATAACAGCAATGCCTGCCATCATTGTCCAAAAAACCATTTTATCGCCACGATCGCCCATTTTAATGTCCTTGTTTGCTAGGAATATAAACACCGCGAAAACCAAAGTAATCGCATACCGCTTTAAGATAATGTACATTGTCCTCATAGAAAACAACGTCATCAATCATTGCCAAGTTAATGTTAGCAGTTTCAAAGCATTTAATCAATCCGTTAACCTTAAGGGTTGCGCCAGATTGAAAATCGTCGCTGGTACGCGAAATAACATAATCAGGCATACCCAGTTTAGTATTCAAAAACTCCCAATCGGGTTCACCCATTACCCTAGCAGTAGCAATTATTACATAACATTCTGGATCGTCCAAGTCATCCCAAAATTTATTAGCCAATGGCAATAAGCCATCCAACATTGCCAAATGCTGATTGTCTCGCCAATAGCCAATATCAATGCGCTCACCTTGATCGGTGAGAATAGTCCGGTAACGATGGCTAGAGTCTACAATAGTGCCGTCCATATCGTAGATTGCGATTCGCTTGATCATCTTGTTGCCTTGTGTTGTGTCCATGTAGTGAATTATACACGAAAAATCGGGTTGTGCCAGGATTTGCGAAAATACAACATTAGGGGAAACCCCTATTGACACGCGCCCAATTTTACTGGTAAAATTGGCGCCCGGGTGTTGTAAAAATACAACACCTGGTGGTTATTTATTCAATAATGAATTCGCATTTGCGTTTTACGGTAATTGGTTCTACCTCAAACCATTCCAGATCATCAAAATCTGAACCCGTCAATTCCCAAGAAAATTGCAATTCTTCCCAAACATCGGCAATAGTTTCGCCCATTGCCATAATGGTTTCGTCATTAGTGCTTTTTGCCATAAACATAATCATTCTCCTTTGTCAAAAAATCGTGCAACATCCAACAAGTGTTTAGCAGTGCGACCAACGCGTTTTACTAAACCCTCATAATCCAATTCCATCATTTCATACATTTTAACAGATTCTACAAAGTAAATCAATTCGTCGCGGGTTAATTGCGACGTTTCGAATTTAGCGGCCTGTTCAATCAAATTAAATTTATTCATCGCCAAATCCCCAACCATTAAACAGTTTAGCCAATTTTGAGCGCTTTTTATTGGGAATAACCTTTGGCTTAAATGGGCTATTCACAAACAAGGGCTTATGTGCCCTAGCATCCGGTTTGCTGGCCTTTTTCATTGCCAGCTCTAAGTGTAGCTTAGTTGCCATTGCTTTGTCTCCGATCCATGTAGAGTATTATACAGGGTTTTCTAGATTGTGCAAGCCCAGGGGCTGCGACACGCTGTCGCAGGGTTTTCCCTAGTGTTGTATTTTTGCCCAGGCCCTTGACCGGGCCCAAAATTATATGCTATAATTTTGGCGCCAGCGTGTTGCAAAAATACAACACCTGGCCATATTAAATTACATAACGAACAATGCCGATTACATTGGCAACTAAAAACGCGCCATTTAATACGCCTAATGCCTTATCGCGTCGCATTATTGCAATTATTAGCCAAGATATTGTGCCGGTAATAAAGCAAAGATAACCCCAATTCATTATGCCAAAGGCAACAAGGAATGATCCCATTATGCTGCTAATTGTGCCAATCCATGCTAACATTAGATTACCATATTGTGATAAGTGCTAGGTTCTGCGCCTAAGTTTAACATGATCTGTTGCCATGATTTACCATGCCAGCGATTACCTTTAGGAATACCGCTAAGGTTAAAATCAATTTGATGCGCCAGCTCATGGGGCAGGATAATTTCCATCATTGCATCATAATTGCGCGCAAAAAACTTTGTGCCTAATTCAATGTGGTTTGCTTCCATGTAGCATACGCCAGCGGTTTTAGTATACCTATTGTTTAATTTAATAGTGGGTTGTGGAAACTGAATCAATCGCGGATAGATGGCAATTGCCTTAGTCCAGATATGGCCCGCTTGTTTGATTACATTAGTTTCCACAATAATTCCCGGTAGTTTAATAAAGGGCTTTCGCCCTTTATTTAAATTGGCTTGCTATTAGCAAGCGCGTCAAAGATTGCCTTAAGAGCGCTCTTATTCGCTTTGGTAAGCGATTCGATATCATTCTCAGGCAAGCGCAGGATTGCGCCGATTGCATCAGCGTGAGCATCCTTTTTGACCACGGGTTCACCCGTTTTAGTCTTGTATGCTTTTTTCTGATACACGCCTTCGCGCGACAGTTTAGCAACGATTGAACGAACGGATTTACCCATTGCCATAGCAATGCTCTCCACAGTAACGCCAGCAGCGTAGTCTGCGATCACCCGAGCGGTTTGCTCAGGGGTATAGTTTACGGCCTTTTCTGCCATTTTGCGTACTCCTTAGTGCGCTGTTTCGATGTAGTAATTATAGGCCAGTCAACCATGCAATGCAAGCGCAAATTCCGCGACCAGTTGTCGCAGGGTAAATACCTATGTTGTTTTTTCGCCCAGGGGGTTGCGCGGGCCCAAAATTTTATGGTATAATAAATAGAATATATCATTATAGAAATTATAATGACCAGGGCGGTTATTAGACATTCTAATAACTATAACGATTGGGACCCACCCACACGGCCAACTTTAGGAAATTTTCCACAAAACTTTCGGTGCCGTAAGCCCAAGCAACTATAAGTATTATGGCTACTATTAACCCCAATAAGGCTAACCACTCTTTTTCACTCATACAATCCTCCAAAAATAATATTATACCAAAAAAACCCAAAAAATTCAAGAAAATTTTTCACAAGCACAAAAATTTTTAGGTTGACACTAAGCCGCCTACTGTGTTACAATGGTCAAAAATGGAGAACCACCATGGAAATTATCGAATTAATGCTAAAAGCCTGGCCGGTATTTGTAGCCTTTATTATGATTGTAGTTTTATTCGCCAAAGCCGGCATGCGCCTAGGGGTTTTAGAGGAGAAAGTAAAAACCTTGTTTGAATTATACAACAAGCAAGGCAAATAATGGCACACTATCGCGCGGTATTTATCAGCGACGTGCATTTGGGTACCAAGGCTAGCAAAGCCGAGTACTTATCGCAGTTCTTAAAATCCATAACTTGCGATGAACTGTACCTAGTAGGTGATATTATTGATGGTTGGAAGGTCAAGCAGAATAAGCTACGCTGGACTAACCAACATACCAACGTAATCAGACATATTCTTACCAAAGCCAATCGTGAAAAGACTCGTGTAGTCTACGTAGCCGGTAATCACGACGAGTTTTTACGACCACTAATTACCTATGGCCTAAATTTTGGCAGAATCGAGGTGGTAAATCAGTGCACTCACATAGATTTGCTAGGTCGCCGCTGGTTGGTTACACACGGCGATATGTTTGATGGTATTACCCGCCTAGCTCCTTGGCTAGCTTGGTTAGGCGATAGTGCCTACGACTTTGTCTTAGGCCTAAACACACACTTTAACCAGTGGCGGCATCGCCTAGGCTTTGGTTACTGGTCGCTATCACAGTGGTTAAAAAGCCGAGTAAAGCGCGCTACCAACTTCGTATTTCAGTTTGAGGAAACTATTACCAAGTATGCCCAAAAACGCAAGTTTAGTGGCGTGATTTGTGGTCATATTCATCAGGCTGAGATTAAGTTAGTGGGTGATGTGGGTTATATGAATAGTGGTGATTGGGTAGAGTCGTGTACTGCCTTAGTAGAGACTATGGACGGTGATTGGCAGATTATTACCTGGAGGCCTAAAAATGTGGCTACTACTAATCCTAGCAGTACATCAAACTGATCCTCGTGACATACCCGGTAGGGTTAGCCTAGAATTCACCACGCAAGAGTCTTGCCAGTTAGCACTACAAACCCTACAGTGGCAAATTAAGTTTCCACAATTCAAGGTGGTAGCACAATGTACAAAAAAGTCTTAATAGTTACCGACAATGTCCCCGAACAAATTAACGGCGTGGTTACAACGTTCAACAACTTGGAACTCTGGGCAAATCGCCACGGCTATAATTTTATATATTTGGATCCCCGGCAGTTCCCTAATTGTGGTGCTCCTGGCTACGGTGATATTAGGCTATCGTGGCCTCAAAAAGTTGGCGAAGTACTTAGGTGGGTAGAACCTGATTATGTACATATAGCAACTGAGGGTCCACTAGGCTTAGCTGCCCGTTGCTGGATGGACTACCATGGTTGGCGGTATAATACCAGCTACCATACTAGAATACCAGAGGCATTGTCTAGGTATTATAAAATTCCTGAAAGGTGGACTTATAGGTACTTGCGCTGGTTTCACAAGCACAGCGGTAAGGTTTTAGCCACTACTCAAAGCATGGTTGAGGAGTTAGAAGCCAAAGGGTTTCGTGGTGATATTGTTGCCTGGACTCGTGGCGTAGATCGTAGCCTGTTCTGGCCGGGTCCAGGCAGTTTGAGCAAGTATCCTACACTGCTCTGGGTTGGCAGAGTGTCGGTGGAAAAGAACTGCGAGGATTTTTGTAGGCTGAATTATCCGGCAGCTAAGAAAGTAGTGGTAGGCGGTGGGCCGCAACTAGAGTATTTGCAGGAGAAGTATCCCCAAGTAGAATTTGTGGGTATGCAGGTGGGCAGAGCCTTAGCCAAATACTATCAAAGTGCAGACTGCTTGGTGTTTACCAGCCGCTGGGATACTTTTGGCATTGTAATGTTGGAAGCAATGGCTTGTGGCACCCCCGTAGCAGGTTATCCAGTTTGTGGACCTAAGGACGTTATCGAGCCGGGTTTTACTGGTTCAATCAATGAAGATTTGTTGACGGCAGTTAAGTTGGCACTAGCTATTCCACGCGAAGTAGTCTTAGAGCACAGCCGCTGCTGGTCGTGGCAGCACTGCTGGCAGATATTTGAACAAAATTTGGTAAGGAGAATATAATGAGTGAACAGAAACTAGAAGAAGCTCATGCTAAAGGCCAGTTAATCGAAAAACTTACTTTTGCACTGCTACCACTTCTATTCACCTGCGTAGTCTATTTAATGACTGCGCTACAAAACCTATCGCATGACGTTACCATCCTAAACGGCAAAATTAGCTTAGTGGTGACCAGCGACAACAAGCAAGCTGCTAATAGTGGAGCTGAACTAGCACGCGAGAAACTGCGACAAGACTTGGAAAAAGAAATTCAGTTAAATCGTGACATGATTCATCATAATCACGAACGCATTAGTATTATAGAAGAACGGATAAAAAAATGAACCTGACCAATGTAGCACCTGCTGAGGTGCTAGAAATATCGCCGGAGGCACTAGAAGTGGCTAACTGCTACCTACAAACGCAGGATGTGGGCAAATGCAGTGAAAGCCTAGACTTAGCTCCGGCTCAGGTGTCACAAATCCTAAAACGTCCTGAGGTCAAAGCCTATATTAATCAGGTATTTTTTGACTTGGGCTTTAACAATCGCTTTAGGATGCGTTCGGCTATGGACGCTGTGTTACGACGCAAATTTCAGGAAATGGAGGAGGCAGACGTTGGCAGCAATAAAGACATTGCTGAATTGCTGGCACTGTCGCATAAGATGAGCATGGAATTGCTAGACCGCGAGATTCAGCTGGAAAAACTGCGTATGGAGCGTAGTGGACCTAAGTCGCAAGTAAACGTGCAGATTAACGAGGGCGGTGACGGCACTAAATACGGTGCACTGATTTCGAAGTTATTGGGAGACAAACTTGCTTAAAGTTTCAAGACCAGATGTTGAGCTGGACGAGATTACAGAGTTTCCGGTATCAGAGCGCTTTATTAAACTGCCGATTGAAAACTACCTAAAGCTGTTAGGTGCTTGGGATTCAATGAATCGTCCCCAAATTGCCTTAATCAACGCCATCAACAATCCCAAATACCGCTTTGTTTGCGCCGCACTTGCCCGCAGACTAGGCAAAACTTACATTAGTAACATTATTGCACAGCTGGTCTCCTTAGTACCAGGCTGTAATGTGCTTATTATCTCGCCAAACTATAACTTGAGTTCGATCTCCTTTGAACTACAGCGTAGGTTTATCCGACACTTTGACCTTGAAGTGGAACGAGATAACCTAAAGGACAAAGTGGTAGAGCTCAGCAATGGCAGTACCATCCGCATGGGCAGTTTATCCACTGTAGACTCTACCGTAGGTCGCAGCTACCAGATCATCCTGTTCGACGAGGCGGCTTTGGGCACAGATGGCGAGAGCGCATTTAACGTGCAGCTGCGCCCTACCCTAGACCGACCCAACAGCAAAGCCATCTTTATTAGTACACCCCGCGGTCAGCAGAACTGGTTTTCAAGATTCTATCAACGCGGCTTTGGCGATCAGTATCCTGAGTGGTGTTCCATTCAGGCAGATTACACTGAGAATAGTCGCATGGCAGAGTCGGATGTGCAGGAAGCTAAACGTTCGATGAGTAAAGCCGAGTTTGAGCAAGAATATTTGGCTAGTTTTAATGTGTTTGAGGGTCAAATCTATAACTTTGACAGGAATATAGGGATACTAGAATATGAGCATCAAGACGGTTGCGAGTACATTGCTGGATGTGACCCTG